CCCAGTCTTTCGCTATCAGAACTTGAGGGTGAAGACTTTGTCACCTCGATGACCGATAGAACCCGTGCTGGTGGCGACGTGAAAAGCATCAATCGAGTTGAGCTAGTCGATCCTATCTACTTGCCGGGCGGTCAGGACTTTATGTTCAACAACCCCAGCGCGGTGTGGGCGTCTGCAAAAGGCCCGTCTAGAAAAATTTTAGAGTTGGCTAGGGATTTGAAATCCAAGTCTGGCAAAGACCCGTTGTACATCCCGTGGCGCATGGCCCCAACAGGCGGTGATTTTTCCACAACCACTGGTGAATTGATGCTCGGCTATGCCGCAGCCAATATGACCAAGACAACGAAGAAGGCTTTGGACAAGGCTATAAGGTCTTATCGCACCACAGGCAGCATGGTCAAAGGTAAGCGGGTTGGCGCTGACCGAAAGATTGAAGGCTGGAAGGGCATAGATGATCCAAGCTCGGTGGAAGTTTGGCGTAACACCCCGGACCCTGTCCGAAAAGAACTCATGAACATGATGGACGTGGAGTTCCGCAATAAAGGCGGCTTGTCCATCGGCGCTGCGCGACTGATCAATGCTGACCCCACGCAGCTCACGGCCAGAGACGCAGGCATTCAGAACGTGGGCCGCATTTTTGCCGACATCGATATATTTGAGTCTGATCACCCCTCGTATCCTTATGCAGTACCCGGCACTGGTCTCGGCGTGCTCAGGAAAGCAGGCGCGGCAACGGCTTTTGACTTGTTGCCAGAAGCTCGGTTCGGAGATGCTCAGAAAAAAGTAAAAGACCCGGCGAACCCTACTCCCCGAGAAATCAGATCGCTTCAAAATCCAGCTAGATCAGGCACGATCACTGAAGACATCTTGCGTCGTATGGAGGCTCGCGGTGTAGACGTAAATTCAATCACCGGAATGACCGGCGGTGCCTTGACGTTTACGTTGCTATCGGCTGGATTGGTGACCCCACAAGAGGTTGAGGCTGGTGCCTTGAAAGAATTTGGCGAGCAAATGCTAAAGGCAGATCGAATGGATATGGCCACCGATCAAATCTTGTACCACGGCTCTAGGTTCAATATCGAAGAGTTTGTCCCCAGCGACGCCGCAGACAATGATTTTGGGAGAGGCACTTATTTTACAGTTTCTCCGAGCGACGCTTCAAGAAACTATGCAGGCGAAGGGCCAGATTTATTGATTCGCACCATGACGCTTTCTGAAGACATACAAGAAAGCTTAGACAACGATTGGGACTTAAACCCAGAATTCTGGGACAAGATAAACGACCCAAAAGTACTTTCTAGGGTCAAAAAGTTGGTTGATAAGTTTGAGAAAAATCGTGACCGAGGGGCGCTAGAGGAAGCCGCTGACCTTGCGGCCAAAACAATTTTAAAAGGCTCGAATGAGGGGGTTGTTTACCCGGTATTTGTAAATAACAAAGATTTCGCAGTGATAGGCGGCAAAAACAAAACCGTTATTGATATTGATCGAGATCAGTATTACGAATCCGCCAGAGAGGAAATTAACCGATCTGACTTTGACAGCGATGATGATTATGAGGAGGCGGTATTCGAGTACGCTAACGAACTCGAAAACACTGACTATGAAAGCCCAATTGCAAGCCTTGCAAATACACTCAGGTATGCAGGCGCGAGTGATGAAGTGGTTAGTCAGGCAATTGATTCCGCTATGGAAAGCGGTCAAATAGATTTAACTGAGATCAATGACATTGTTCGCAGAAATTTCAGCGAAGACTTTGATACTGGCGATATGCTAAGTAACGGTCAGATCATGCAAGATGTCTTGACCGGCCTTGGCTACAAAGGTGTTGTGGACAATACGGCTGGTGAAAAGTTTGTAGGCATGGGCGCAGGGGGAATGCACACCATTGTATTTCCCGGCAACGAAAACCTGATTCGCTCAATCAATGCGAAGTTTGATCCTGCTCAAAAAGACTCTGCCAACATACTCGCAAGCGCACCACCAGTATTGATTCCGGCTGGCGTAGGTGTTGGCGCAGCGACAATGACGCCGGAAACTCAAGCCAAGCTAATAGAGATGGAGGGTGATGCCGCCGCTGCTGAATTAGGGCTTGATGCGCTTTCAGCCATGTATTCTCCGGTGGCCGGAGGCTTGGCAGGTTTAGGGCAGTACACAAAAGATTTACCGCTTAGATTAGCCGCGAGGCTCACCGGGGCAGATCGTGACACGTTAGAAGTGATGGATAAGCTGTCGGCGGCAAAGGCAAGAGACCTAAAGCAAATGGTTACTGAAGGATTAAATTACGAGCCGACGACACCCGCCGGAAGGGAGATGAGCCGAAAGACTCAAGAAGGTATCGCGCAACTGGCAAGGCCAATTGTAGAGGCCGTTCAGCCGCCGCTAACAAAAACAATAGAACAGATTCAAGATCCAGATAACGTGACGCCCTTGGGTCTTCTGTATCAAGGCGGCAAGTATCTTTACGAAGATATCTTTGGCGAGGCGGAGCGTGAGGCCGCCAAAAGTGCTATGGATGTGGTGCTGTAACTTCAGCCGCAACTTCAGCGGTAATCTTCACCGTAACCTCGTCGCCCTCGTACACAACAAATTGATCCATCAAATCTTGGATCAAGCCATGCAGCTCATCCATGTCGTCGGTGTCGCGGACACAAGTTTCAAAGGCAATGATTAGATTCTTCATCGAACCCTCGTTCTTCCTGATCGTTAGATTCTTCATCGAACCCTCGTTCTTCCTTCCAAGTGCGAATGATGTAGTCGGCTTCCGCCCCGGCACCATGTTCTAGTTGCAGAACGTGCCGAAACAATTTCTGCGCCTTCGGTGAGTCAATTTCATGAACCATCAGAATAGCGGCTTGGTCGAGCGATGAAAAATACTTATCCATAAATTTCTTCCAGCTCGGCCAGCCACCAATCAAGATCCCCGGTCTTGTACTCCTCGAAAGCTTGCTCGACCAGCTCCGGCCTGCCAAGGCGTTTAGCTTCGGCGTTGATCTCGGCGCGTTGTTTGGTCCCACGCTGCCACACGCCGGGGTCATCCGAGTATTGATAATACCAGTCGTGCTTTCGTAGCATTTCTATCAGTTTTGACAACATTATTCAGTGCCCCCCTCATGGTCTTCATCGCCCAGCCTCAATCGAACCATCCCCCGCTCAAACAGCGGAGCAGGGGGTGTCAAGCTCGCTCCAATAACGTCATCTTCCGAGATTGAATTCAAAATTTGCGTGTATTGCTTGAGCAAATCAACGAACGAGTCTGCCTGAACTGCAATCGTTTTTCCCGCGCCACTGTCTGCCACAGACAGGTGCATTAACCAGTTAGCCATGTCTCACTCCCTTCGCTGCTTTGCGTTGAACCCCGTTTTTTCATTGATTGCTTCTGCCTGATCAGCACTCCACACCTCCCTATGGTTAAATACATATATGGGGAACGGGGCATCCCAACAAAAAAGATGGTACTGATTGGCGGTATCGACGAGCCTACTTTCAGCGGGATAGATTTCAACAGCCTCCCACTCTTTGCCCACGATTGCGTTCTTAATTTTTTGCATCGCCCTCCAATCGTTGATTGGCTCGCGATCCAAACGCTTGATTGACAGGTAGGTCGGGGTGTTCACACCGAACCCGTGTTGATCTGGTTTCAGCAAACGCTTGGACACCTGAAACATTGGAGAGATGAAATAGTCGGCCTGCGCTTCCTCGTCAAAAAGCCTTTGAGCCACCCTTTTCTTTTCGGCTCGCGGCAGTTCAGGATGGTGCTCAGCGATAATTTTAAGGACCGCAGAAAATTTAAAGCTCCCTCCGCGCTCCGCTTCGGTAAATTCAAAATCACTTGCTTCATACATTTACAGCTCCCTCCTGCTATCTTTTGAATCGATACAAATTTTCGGACGCAGGCAGCTCACGGGACAGCTCGTCCATGTAAAGAAAGTGCGAGCTGTCAGCTCCGCAGTTCCAGCACTGGCGGTCGAAGTCTCCGCCGTTTTGGGCGTGGTGCAGTTGCTGACGGTTACATTGGCTGCACGCCAACCAATCTTTCAGCGGGGTGCCAAGAACCTTGTAACGTTTGTTTTTTAACACGTCTTCAGGCGATACCGCCTGAAGGTAGTGCCTGACCGATTTGCCGGTCGCTTTTGCCTGCATGATCACGTTCTCCTTTGTGGTGATGTACATATTTTACCACACGCCGTGTCCATATGCAAAGCCCCGTATATATATGCATGTTGAATCAACACTTGCACATCGACACGCCATGCAGTATTCTTTGATTTTCCTGTTGAGAGATTGAGTGATGACCCAAGCCGAAAAAACTTCTAACGAGCAATTGTTCATGGCCGACCTGAACAAGTTTGCCCTCAGACACAAGCTGACCCCCATCGAGGCAATGGTTTTGCCTGAGCTATTCAGGCGCGGCGCGGTGATGACAGAAGAGGAGCTGTGGAGCTTCACTTACAAGGCTTTCAAGATTACCGAGGTGGGGCAATATCTCGCGCAGCAAGCTCGCGAGCTGGGCGCAACCGATGCGGCGAAAGAGCTTTACGACGAATTTTTACAGAAGGAGGCAGGGTAATGACTGCACAGGAAAAGAAGCGTTTCTATAACCGGGTGCGCCGCACCTGCCTCAAGCACGATATCGACATTCGGTACGATGGGATGCCTAAAGCAGTTTTTGGCGTGGAGCTGGTCAAGGATGGTCAGGTGATGTTCGCTGACCGCAGCACCGACAACATGCCGCTGGATATCAACTGGCGGCGGCTGCACGAAGAGATGGCCGACTATGGATACAAAGGTGGAGTGAAGTGATGTTGAAGATTGATAAAGGCATACCGATTTCAGAAAAACGAAGCCACATGCGTAGCCCAAGACACCAAGAGTTTCAGGACATTTTGCGTGTTATGGAGATTGGAGATAGCGTCGAGTTTCCTGTGGACACAATATCGGACGGGCAGCGACACTCGAAAGATGGCAATGTTTTCAAGGCAATAGCTAGAAATCAAGGGATGAAGATAGCCCAAAGAACAAACAAGGACAAAAGCGCAATTCGTTATTGGAGGGTCAAGTAATGAGCGGCAACCCATTACGGCAGATCAACAACATCTACGGTTACGTGCGCGTGTCCACAGACGAGCAGGTAAAGTCGGGCATCTCGCTCGAAACGCAGATGCAGCAGATCAGCGAGTTCGTGCGGGAGAAATACAACCGCGACGTGACCGAGTTTTTCGCTGATGAGGGCGTCTCTGGCACCCACGCGGTGCTGGAGCGACCTGCCAGTCGAGACATGACTGACGTGATTGACGAGCACGATGTGGTGGTTTGCACCCGGCTCGACCGACTGTCACGCTCCAGCTCCGACCTACTTGCCTTGATTCCCAAGCTGCAAGAGATTGGCATCACCCTGTTTTTTTGCGAGCAGTTTGGCGAGATGCCGATTGTCTACCCAGATGCCGCACGCACAAAGGGATTGGATGCGAAGTTCGATATGAATCACATGGCGAACCAGATCATGCTGATGGTGCTGTCGGCGGTTGCCGAGATCGAGCACGCGACCATCAAGGATCGCTTCGCCGCCGGCAAACTGGACTGGGCATCTCGCGGCTACGCCATTGGTGGCTCGGCTCCGTATGGCTACCGCCACGTCGAGGTCAAAACCGGCAGCAAGACCCGGAAGTATCTCGAAGAGGTGCCAGAGGAACAGGCGGTGCTCAAAACGATCTACCGTCTCAACAAGCGCGGTCTCGGCCCTCGCAAAATTGCAAACCAAGTCAACAGCTTGCACGACATTCCGCCGCTCACGCACTCTAAAGTGCAGCGAATCTTGAGGCGTAAATTTCAGGGTGTCCCTAACGTGGCGTAGGATCTATCATGTGTTTTTTTACATGGAGCCTTTCATGACTGCAATTGAAGAAATTCAAGAGGCGATTAGGGCGATGGAGGCGTCGCTCGCCACCGATTTCATGACGGAAACTGTGCGCGACATTATGACTACAGCAGTAAGCCTGCTGAAAGACGCCGAGTCTCGGTTAACCGATGGCTAACATTAACGGCTGGGGCCGTGGTGGTTGGGGCGAAGGCGCTTGGAGCACACCGCTGCCCGTTGAGCCTGCCGGCCAACAAATTACGGCTGGCGTTGGTTCGCTATCGATTAGGCTACCAGCCAAGGTAACGCCAACCGGGCAACAGATTGCATCGCAATTAGGCGATTTGCAGGTTGTTGCGGGGGCTGTTGTTGAGATAACCGGGCAGGGCATTAGCTCTGCGGTGGGCGCTGTCGGTGTCGTGGCGCAAGCCAAGGCCGCCCCAGCCGGCCAATCCGCAACCGCATCGTTGGGCAGTGTCGGTGTCGTGGCACAAGCCACGGCCAGCCCAGATGGCCAGCAGTCCGCAGCCCAGCTAGGCGCTCCCACGGTCAATGCCGCCGCGAATTTTGCGGTGACAGGCCAAGGAATCACCTCTAGCCTCAATGCGTCTGTCAGCGTTTTGGGCCGCGCCAATGTCGCGCCCACAGGGCAAGGAATTACTGCTGGCTTGGGCACCCCCTCGGCTGACGCCGAGGCAAATGTTTCGGTCGTCGGTCAAGGCGTAACAAGTGGTCTAGGCTCAGTCACCACCGCTGCAGGGGCGAGTGCCGCACTGACAGGTCAGTCGATAACCTCTGCCCTTGGCGCTTTAACCACAGACGCAGAAGCAAACGTAACCCCGACAGGGCAAGGGATTACTTCTGGCGTAGGGTCAATTCAGGTCGTTGCGGCTGCGTTGATAGAGATCACGGGTCAGGCCATCAATGCAGGGCTTGGCTCACCGACACTCGATGCCGAGGCAAACGTCACGCTTGCCGGGCAAGCCGTAAGTCCAGCCGCCGGATCCATTACGGTTGATGCGGCGGCAAAAACTTCAGTCACAGGTCAATTGATAACCTCAGCACCGGGCGCCTTGACGGTCGATGCGGAGGCAAATGCGCCAGTAGCAGGCCAATCGATAACGGCAGGTATTGGCGCCTTGACGGTCGGTGCTGGCGCAAATGTTACGCCTACAGGCCAATCGATAGCGTCCGGCATTGGCGTTTTGACGACTGATGCACAAGCCAACGTCTCACCGACAGGCCAATCAATTGGTGCCAATGTTGGTTCGATACAGGTAGTTGCTGGCGCTGTTGCACAGCTTACAGGCCAGCAGATTGCGGCTGGCGTTGGCACGCCAAGCGTCAGTGAAGCGGTCGATGTTGTCCCGGCAGGCCAACAGATTGCGTCAGGCTTTGGGGCAATCTCGATTGACGCCGAGGCCAATCTCACCCTAACGGGTCGCTCTGTTTCTGTTGAGTTAGGCACGCCTACTGTGGCAGCGGGGGCTACTGCAAGCCTTACCGGGCTGGCAATAAATCCCGCTGTTGGCACAAATCTGACTGTCACCGGCAAAGCCAGTATCACGCCGGACGGCCAAAGAATTCTTGCGGGTGTCGGCTCACCCTCGGTTGACCAAGCAGTCGATGTCTTGGTCTCGGGCCAGACAATTGCGTCTGGACTCGGCGCGGTTACAGTAACCAATGACGCGACCGTCACGCTAACGGGTCAGTCCGTCGCGTCTGGATTGGGCACTCCATCGGTTGATGGGGCGTCAAATTTAACTTTGACCGGCCAAGCTGCTGCATCAGGCGTGGGGGCGATTCAAACCGTTGCGGCTGCGATTGTGCAGCTTACAGGCCAAGCGATTCTACCTGCGGTTGGCAGCCCGTCTGTGGATCAGGATGTAAGCGTTACGCTCGTCGGCCAAACGATAGCGTCTGGGCTAGGCACGCCTTCCGTGCAGGCGGCGAGCAACGTTTCTGTCGGCGGCCAGCAGATAACCTCAGCAATTGGCGATGCAACGAGTGTCGCAGGTGCTGTTGTCGAGCTAATTGGCCTCTCGATAGTGGCGAGCGTTGGCGAGACACGGATTTGGGGGGAGATAGACACCGACCAGAATCCCTCCTACAATTCAGTGAGCACCACGCAATCGGCGGGTTATGCGGCAATCGACACCAGCCAATCTGCAGGTTATGGCGAGATTAGCACTACGCAATCGGCAGGCTATGCGGCAGTAGATAATAGCCAATCGGCAGGATACGAAGAAATCAAAGCAGGCCGTGACGCGGCTTAACGAAAGGACAAAAAAATGGCAGTCTACTCTAACACCCTTGTTTTGACCGAGTTAAGCACTGGGGAGGGTAGTGGAACTTGGGGAACCACCACAAATACGAACCTTGAGCTGATTGGCGAAGCTTTTTCCTTCGGCACCGAAGCGATTGCCACCAATTCGGATACGCACACGACCACCATTGCTGAGGGATCTACTGATCCCGGTCGCTCTTTGTTTCTGAAATACACCGGCACACTGGACAGCACTTGCACCATCACCATCGGCCCAAATACGGTTAGTAAGCTCTGGCTTATAGAGAATGCAACAAGCGGGTCACAGAGTATCGTTATTAGCCAAGGTTCTGGCGCGAGCATTACCATTCCTAATGGTCAGACCAAAGCCATCTACAGTGATGGTGCAGGATCTGGCGCAGCGATGGTCGATGCGTTCCAAGACCTGTCGATCCCCGATCTGTTTGTAGATGACGATCTGACAGTTGGGGATGATCTATTGCTGCTATCAGATTCTGCTGTTTTGAAGTTTGGTGCCGACAGCGATACCACGCTAACCCACACAGACGGAACAGGACTCACCCTCAACAGCACCAATAAATTGACATTTGGTGATGCGGCCTCCTTTGTTCAACAATCCAGCGATGGCGTATTGCGCGTCGATGGCGAAGCGACAATTGATCTGAACGCCTCTACCGCAGTGACTGTAAGCAACGATCTCAAACTAGATAGCGACTCGGCGGTCCTTGGTTTTGGTGTAGATAATGATACCACGCTGACGCACACAGACGGCTCTGGCCTTACGTTGAACTCCACCAACAAGATCATGTTCAACGATGCCAGCCAGTTTATACAAGGCTCAAGCGCCACAGTTTTGTCGTTAGGTGCTACGGATGAGATTGACCTGACGGCAACCGCCCTCGATTTCAACGGCACAGTTGCGATAAGCGGCAACACCACGATTGAAGATGGCGCGGACTTGATCACCGCAACAGCGGGTACAGATAACGTCCGTATTGGTGAAGGTGCGGGAGATAGTATTACGAGCGGTGGCGCTAATAACGTCACGATTGGCAAGAATGCAGGAACGGCAATAACTACGGGGGTGCAAAACGCCATACTTGGATCTGCTGCCGGTGATGCCCTCACGGATGCTGATTACAACGTTGCTGTTGGTTATAACGCTTTAAGCACAGACACGTTAGGAAACCGCTCAACAGCGATAGGTTATGCTGCTCTTAATACTCAGAATTTCACCACCGCAATAGACAGTTACAACGTTGCTGTTGGGTACAACGCGGGCACCAATGTCACAACAGGAATTCAGAACACCCTCCTTGGCGCTCTTGCGGGAGATGCTCTGACAGACGCTGACTTCAACGTAGCGGTGGGGTATGCGGCGTTAGCCGGTGATGTTTTGGGAAGCCGCGCAGTTGCTGTAGGTCATGGAGCCTTAACCTCCCAGAATTTTACGACAGCAACAAACAGTTACAATGTAGCGGCGGGGTACGCTGCTGGCAACCAACTAACGACCGGGACGGGTAACACACTTGTTGGGGGGCTTGCTGGCTTCCAAGTTACCACGGGTAATGATAACACCTTCATGGGCGTAGCTGCGGGGGATGCCATTAATACTGGGAGCAACAACGTAGCACTAGGCAGATCTGCTTTAACTTCAGATACCAAGGGAAGCCGTTCAACGGCGGTGGGTCATGGAAGCTTGGTGATACAAAACCTCACCACTGCAACAGACGTTTACAACGTCGCTATGGGATTTAACGCTGGCACTAATATCACTACCGGAATTCAGAACACCATCTTAGGTGGTCTTGCCTGTGATGCCCTCACTGACGCTGACTTCAATGTGGCGGTGGGCATGAACGCTTTAAGCTCAGATACTTTGGGAAGCCGGTCAGTTGCGGTGGGGTATAACGCTTTAGTTACTCAAAACAGCACGACGGCTACCAATTCCGCTAACGTTGCTATTGGGTATAACAGTGGTGCTGCCGTCACAACTGGAACTAACAACATATTTTTAGGACAAGAGGCAGGAAGGACAGGCAACCCCGGCGGTAATATTACGACTGGAAGTAACACCATTTGTATAGGTGATTCAAACATTTCAGCCGCCCACATCCAAGTGGCTTTGACAGTGGCTTCCGACGAACGTGACAAAACAGATTTTGAAGCTTTGTCATGTGGCCTCGACTTTGTGAAAGCGTTAGAGCCAGTCACTTACTATTGGGACAAGCGTTCTAGGTATGGTGACAAAACGGAGGAAGATTACGACATTAACGCGCAAACACCGGACGGCACTCATAAAGAAGACCGGATGGATGTTGGCTTTAAAGCGCAATCTGTAATTGCTTTAGAGGAAGCCGCTGGACACAAGATGTCTGACAAGACAAATTTAGTTAGCGATTTGTCGGAAGACGGAAAGCAGTACGGCCTGAAATACGAAAAGTTTGTTCCGATTCTGGTCAAAGCCATGCAGGAACAAGATGCAATTATTCAATCCCTCACTGCGCGAATTGCTGCGCTAGAATCTTAGGAGGCATGTCCATGTCAGATGAAGTTAGAACGGATGCTGAAAAAGCACAAATGTATTCAGCAATGTTGGGTGGCGCAAATGTCATTACCAGTGTGCTAGATATAGATAATGACTATTACAACGACATGACAAACACAGAAAAAAAAGAAAAGGTCATGCGTTCTGCTGGGTACTTGGAGTTTGGCGTTGCCCTCAAAGACTGGGGTAGCGAGGACTTTACCGCGATTAACGCTGCTGTTGCGGCGGCAAAAGCGTATAGCGCATAAATGGCTGAGATTCAGTTCCGCATGCACCCGCTGCCATCGGTGTATCTGATGGAGTTGGACATCCCGGCTGAGTTCGTTGAGGCATGTAACGACTATCTTGATGAGCTAGTCATACAGAAAGAAAAGATCAGCGCAGCGCATACGCTTGTTGGTCAGATCAAGGGAGGCGAGCAGCTAGTGATGGATCACGAAGATTCAAGGCTGGCCCCGTTTTCTAAGTTCTTGTGCGACATGGGCGTGGCATACATCAACCAGTTTATGACGCAATCTGGTCAAGTGCTGGACGGCAACAGAGATGTTGAGATGGACGAGTTGTGGTCAGTTCATAGCTACGAAGGCGACTACAATCCAATCCACGATCACGGAACTAAAACGGTAATGGGGATAAGCTGTACGACGTGGACCAAGGTGCCAACCCAGATATTGCAGGGGCCGCGACCGGGATCTCAGGAGTATGGGCTGTACAATTCTAGTGGTGAATCCGATGGTTGTCTTTGTTTTAACTATGGGCAGTCAAGCACATGGGACAGAGAGCGTTTAAAGCCAACGCAGAATGTTGTGGTGAGGCCACAAGTGGGCAGGTTGTATCTGTTTCCCAGTTGGATGCAACACATCGTGTACCCGTTCCAAGGAGATGGTGAGAGGCGAACAGTCGCAGCTAACATAAACTGTTTTCCTGTAGAGGCGCAGCAAGGCGGCCAACATGAATGATGCTGGTCAAGAAGCGTTGACTGAAATCAGAGCGCATGAGCGAGAGTGTGTTTTACGTTATAAAGCCATTGAAGACAGCTTGGAGCGTGGCGATAGGCGATTCGACAAGCTCGAACGCATGATTTGGGGAATATACATTGCGTTGTTTTTCACGGTATTAGTCCCGCAGGCACTACGATTTATGGAGTGACATATGGCTACTATTGATCCTGTCTCTCAACCTCCTGCCGTCGCATGGAAGCAGGTGGCGAATCAAAAGATTGAAGAATTGGTTTCAGCATCCAGTGGACAACCTCTAAAGAAAGTTACCGAGGTGCAAGAAGCTACGTTGTACGAGTTGCAAGGCTCTCAATTGAAAGTCAGCAACATTGGATTGTCCCAAAGCACCCATGATGTCTATGTATGACACTTGCCTTTGCATTGATGGTGATGGTGGATGGCGTGCTAATCGTCACCCGAGGCGATGAGCCGTTATTTGCATCGGTCAAGATTTGTAACTTTTACGCTAAAGAGGTAGCGAAGCCCTATAAGAACAGACACAGAAACCGACAAGTAAAAATCACTGCATGGTGTGAGCCTCGCAAAGTTACGAGTGACACGCCTCTAATCTGGAAGTAATTATGTTCGGATTTGGTGAATCAATTGCAGTTGTAACGGGTGTACTGACAACGCTCAAGTCGCTGAATGAGACGCTTGCAACGATCCGCGAATCAGGCGCAAATGCTGGCAGTCTGGCTAGTCTGATGGGTCAGTATGATGACGTCCAGCAGAAGATTATGGAGGTTGAAAAATCTAAAGCTGGGGTGCTCTCAGTGAAGGAAAGCATGCAGATTCAGGTGGCTAAAAGGCAGGCAGAGACATTTCATACGCAGTTGAAAGACGCGATGTTGATGTCGGGGCAAGCGCACCAG